TTGGGATGTTGGCCAGCAGTCCAGAAACACCCTCAAAGCAGGTGAACTTGATGTCGCTCGATGTTGGCGCTAGGACCAGCCCACGGCTATTGGGATGGGTCCAGCACCACCACCATAGGGCGTGGCTACCTGCATGGCTTTTACCTGCTCCACGGCCTGCCAGCATCATCCACACGGTCCAGTCATTCTCTAGCGGCGGCGGTATCTGGTAGGAGTGGGCGCTTTGGACCCAGTTAACGCGGGCTATCTGGGCAATGCGCTCGCCATCAGTCTGGGCATCGAATTCTGCGGCAGTTTCAGCATCGAACAGGTCAACCAGCACGTTTGGTCATCTCTAGGTTTTTGATGATCTCTAGCATGCGCTCACTGCTAGTTTCCTGCGTGACGATAGGCGCTCCACCCTCCACGCCTTCTAGCCCCACACGATCACCGTATTTACGGGGCTTCAACTTGATGGCGCTCCACTTACGGGCGTCTATACGATTCTTCTGCCAATTGATCCATGTGCTGTCCAGCGTGGTCCTGCCATCTTTATCAGTGAACTCAGGGGGCATCTCATCCGCAATGGCAATGATCTGGTCCACGTTGGTATCGATCTGATCTTCACGTGCGCGCGTGTACATCTCTGTAAAGTCATCGATCTCACGTAACCACACATAAATCGTCGCCTGCGAAGGCATGTGATCATCTTTAGTAATTTGAACTATTGATTCCCCATTAGCAAGTCTTACACAGATGTCTATAGCAAGCTCTAATGAATACTTAGTAGGTCTGCCCATCTTTGCGGGTTTCGGCGGCTCCACGGGCTTATTTGCGGCCTTCACGGGCGTTTCGTACACAGCAGGCTTGACAACCTTCTCAGCCCTTGTGGTTTTACGCATCAGTTTTTCTGTTTCAGCCATCACGCCTATTCCTTAGAGAATGTTCGCCAACACGACTGGGGACTGCAAGACTGGACGCCAAGAGCCAGTATTAAGACGTTCAATCCCCATGCGTGTAGGTGCACCGTTCCCCGCTAGGGGCTTTTCAGGTCACGTGGTGCCTCCGCGACTAACGGCGCTAACCCGCATCGGTGCCACCAACTGCGGGTGATTTTACTATAAATTTAACTAACAGTGTCAATAACTTTTGGGCGCTCGATAACAGTTTGTGCAATGCCGTCGTACACGGTATGGTCTTTGACCTTGCATGTCACGGTGGCAGTCTCGCCCTGTGGAGCAATACCAGTCTTACCCTTGTAAGTAACCACGTTGCCATCAGCATCGCGGCAAATGTTGAGGTAGGTGCGGCCATACAAACTATCGATGGCCACAATGCGGTCCACGGTCAGCGTGAGTGTGACCTTGTCACCATAGGCACCAAAATGCTTAGATTGCGTGCGGGCTGTCTCTTTGCGGTCAATCACAGCAAAGCAGGACTCGACTGCTTCCAACTGCTTGTCAGACAAGCGGCCAAACAAAGCCAGCACATGTTTTTGGTTGAACAAAAAGTTGTTGTCACCGTTGTAGTCGGCCAAACGGGCGCAGACTGCATTGTGCTCTGTACGCCATTGCTCAGTGGCCACCAAGCGCTCTGCTTGGGCCTGCTCGCGCTCGATTGCCTGCTTGGCCAACAATGCCTCACGGCGGGCCTTGGCACCTGCTTGGCGGCGTGCACGTGTGTGGTCAGCGCGGACCTTCTCGAAGCCCTCGATACCCCAGCCAGTCTTGGCCACGCAATCGCAACCGACTTTGAATTGCTTTGCACCAGCGATGGAACCCTTGATCCAAAACTCCCAGCGAATGCCAGTACCGCAGTAATCGCAGAAGCCACCAGCCTTGGTTGTGCCGTCACCGTTGTCCCAGACATTTTCAGTCACATGGGTGCAAGAGAATGGAGCCTTGCCTAAACCTGATTTCTCGAATGGGTGTGTCATGTCGCTATTCCTTTTCGCTGTTAATTCACTGTAAGTATAGATTAAACGTGGCACCCCGTCAATCGGTTGACAGGGTGCTCAATTTATTTTTATATCTTTGCCCAATACCCGTAGACCATTTTGTGCGTGCTGTCCCAACTGTCATTGGATACGCCGTCAATAACTGCCACGTAATGGCCTGCCTGCTGGGCTATCACGGTGCCCGTCAGGTCACTACAACGCGCCTTGCGGCCCGCAAACTTAGGTGCCGAGCACCATACCCAGCCATAACGTTTTAGGACCTCGGAATAGATATTTTTATTGATACCGTTACGGGCTGACTTGGCACGGCCGTTGTCTGCATTGGCTTGGGCCAGTTCTTTGTATACAGCCTTGTAATCGAGGCCAAGGGCTATGGCCATGGCGCGAGCACCACAATCGCCTGTAAGCCCTTTAAAACCAGCGGCTTTGCGGCCACCGTCGTTATATTTAAATGTCATATTTACCTTTCGCTGTTGATTGATTCACTGTGATTGTAGTGTAACCTACAATGATACAACGCGACACCCTGCCGTTTGGTTGACAGGGTGGTAAAAATAATTTGCTGAAACTAGTTATTGCGTGATTGTAGGTGGGCGCGGGCCTCTTCTTTTGAATCAAAGCGGCCACCCAGTGGTGTCTGATGTGGACCGCGCACTATGTACCAGCCACCTAGCAATTTGTTGTAAACAATTTTGATCATTGAAGGGTTCCCCTTAAAAACTGAAGTCGTAATACTTGTCGCGTATACCGATGGTCAAGCCACGGTTGTGGTCTGTATAGACAATACGGCCTGTCTGGCCCTTGCGGATGCAGGAGCGCCAAATGCCTTTTTTGTCTCTACGGTAGTAGTGGGTACGGCCGTCTTCGTTACGTGTGTACTCATACGTCTGGTCTTCGCTCATGCCATTGCCGTCGATGCGTTTTGCGTCATCTTCCTGCAAAACGATGTAGTCCAATGAACCATCGCGTTTTGTGGCAATCTCAACGATTGTGCAGGGGTAACGGTCTGTCCACCCTAGGATGGTTGCGCCCAAACCCAAATAGATTTTTGGTTCGCCGATTACTGAGCGGCTGTAAATGTAGTTGGTCAAACTGCCTGTTTCTGTTCCGAGTCTCATGTCGCTTTCCTTCGCTGTTGGTTTAACTTACAAGTATACAACGCATGGGCCTGCCTGTTGGTTGACAGGCCCTGCAAATTATTTATCTTCTTTTTTCTCTTGGCCTGCTTCCAAGATTTTGTTTGCGGCGGAGAAGATTTTCTGGGCCGACTTGTCGCTGATTTGCTGGCCCTTCAACCAGTGCTGAACATAGCCGCGTGACTCTTCTACGCCGCCCAATCCTAAGATGTTGGCAAGAATGTAGGCGGTGCACTCTGCCTCGACTTCGCGGATGTCGCGTGGGGTGCTCTCATTGTCGTCACAACGGCCTTCTGTTGTGTGGCCGAGCACAATGTGCGCGATCTCATGGAAGGTGGTTTTGTGGGGGAATACAGCGATGGGGTTAATCGCAAATGTGCGGCTGGCGGCATAGCCTTGGCAGTTACCATCATAGTGATCAAACTTGACCTCGCTGATGTCGAGCGCGGCCAATGCCTTGGCTTTGTCCCACTGGGGAATCACCTGCTCTGGCGTGTAGGTTGGGCCGTCGGTCTGGTCCAGTACAAACCAATTGTTTTTGAGCACAAACAGGCGGTAAGTCTCGCCAGTTTTTTCGCCAGTGGCGGCGTCTTTTTTGTTGCCAATGACTGGCTGGACCAAGGCGATTGCCTTCTGGCCCTTCTTAACTTGGCGGCCCAACTCGGACCAGCGCTTGTAGGTGGCAATTGGACCGACTGGGATGTCGCGCTCTAGGCACTGTGACCATGCGAGCAATTGGTTGCCAATGCTGAACCCGTGAAAGGTGGTGTAGCAGGTGCTTAACACGCCACGGTCATTGACTGCTGATTCGAGTAACTGAGAAAAATTCGCTTTATCCATGATGGAGTTCCTTCGCTGTTGATTGGGTTGTAGTGTAACCTACACCTATACAACGCGGCATCTGCTTAATCGGTTGACGCGGTTACTAAATTTTTTTCAACTAATTTCATGCCGTAGTTGTCCACCATGTATCTGGCCCTGTGCTGGGGGTGATATTCGAGCGCGTTCTTTTTGAATGCCCTGTAATCAACGTGGTGGTGCCAACGGTTGAACCGCCATACCACCTTGGCCACGTCTGGGTGCAGGCGGGCAATCATCTCTGACTTAGGCAGTGTGCCTTCTTTGGCGTAAAACTCGTCGGTGTTGCCACCCTTCATTGTCTGGGTGGTGGCCTTCTCTTGCAGAAATGCGTTAAATTGGATCGTGCACATGCCCATCTTTAGCACCCGCAGGGATAGGTCTGTATCTTCGTTGTAGCGGCCTCTCCACCGCATTGGCAGGCCATTGTTGACCAGCAAGCAGGAGTAGATGCGCGTGTTCATCACGTAGGGTGGCAGTTGTTCCTTGGCCTTGGCAAAAAAGTCATAGTTGAAGCCTGCTAGGCCCACGTTCAGGTAACGGTCCACAAAGTCTTCAGCGGCGGCGAAGATAGCCCCATTAGTGACCTTCACCATCAGGTTGCGATTAAGCCTGTTGAACGATGCGATGTTGTCATCCAGCACCCAATGGCGATGGGCTTTCAATGCAAACTGGGCGTGGTCCCATGCGCAATTGCGCGGAGCACCAGCACCGACACGATCTGGTCCATTCAAGTCGCAGGTGTCATAGTGGTGCTGGTACTCAGGCGGCAATGCAAGCAGGCGCTCGGTCCCCACTTTGGCGGCGTACAGGTCATACTCTTGCGGCTCTACCACCATGTAGTAGGGCAAGCCTAGGGCATCAAGTGCTTTCGCTGTCAGGCGGCTTTCCCACCTGCCCTTGCTGACTATGTAAATCGGATACCTTGGATTCATCAACATACCTCAAGTGAGATGCCCGCCGTGGCTCCGCATAGGGCCACCAGCACGCTTTTTGTTTGGGGGTGATAGGCTGGCCTAGCAATTCAGCAAAAGCCCGCCTATCGGCCTCATTTCGGAACCTGACGTTGATATGGCTATCAGGCGTCAAATCGTCCATCTCGAATTCAGGCATACCGTGCCAGTGGGCACGCCACCCTTCTGGCAGGTCACCAAACAATTCGCCAGTGTCTTCGTCGTTTGAGTCGCGTGTCACTTACCGCCAGCCTTTTTCAAATGCAAAATTAGCAGGGCAATGTCGCGGCTGGCGTTTTCTTTGTAGTAGCGCTCGATCTCCACCATCAGGTAGTCGCACCCATGGTCAAAGCCTTTGGCGTACTCTTGGCCCTTGCCATCGAAGTAGTGCTCTGTGCCACCATGTGCTTTGGGCAGTGGCTTGCACTGCTCATGGTTCAACTCGAAGCGCTCCATTTGCTTTACAAAGCCATCGATTGACTGTGGGTTTTTTAACTGTTCTTTGTACCCGCAATGCTTGCAATGCATGACGTCGCTCTCGACGGTTAGGTGTTCTGTCAGGTGGTCCTGCGCTAGTTCAATAGACATTATTTTTGCTCCAATTTAAATTGATTTGCACGTAAAAAATCGCGTTGTAGTTGTGGGCAGGTTGCCCATGCCATTGGATACTTATCGAGGTACGACTGTAAACTTTTGCGGTTGCTAGGCGTAGGTATCTTGCGATATTTTTGTATCAGTGTGGCCAGTGTCATGCCGTCACCTTGTCAAGTAATCCAAGCACCTCAAACACGCGCACAATGTCCAAGATATTGCGAGCACCAAT